CTTAAAGGTAAATTAATTCCCTTTAGCTCTGATAAATGGAATTTACTCTGTAACTCACCAGAAATACTTGCCGCTTTTGAGATTCTCAAAAAGAACTCAGCTAATCCCGATACTGTTGTTAACCCCTTAGTTCAATCTCGTGGTATGATGCTTCAACTTCTCAATGGAAAAGAAGCAGTACGTTACGAATCTACTAAAGACATCCAAAGCCATCTCTTCTATGAAGATATGCTTAAAATGGCGGTTAAAGACGGTTACATGAAGGATATTGAACTCAAATTCGCCAATAATTTTGGAGATATGAGATCTTTACCTTATCAAGAATGGGTTGAGAATGTCTACGAAATGTTCGGAGAGACCTCATTTACCACAGACCAAGAGAATCACAAACTTCTCAAGAAAGCTGCAATGAACGTTGTAAAACGAATCATGACCAAAGCTTTTGAAATTTATGGTCAAGTTGATACTGATGGTAAACCCGTAATAAACCTGGAGTTCAACTCTGAAGATTCACTGAATATTGGTATAAAACCTCTATCCATTGATGAAGCTTTTGAAAAAGTCACGAAAACCGGTAACTCTGGCTGGCCTTTCTTCTCTAGTAAATGGTCTGAAGTTGAAGAACTCTGCCAATACTATAAAGATACAGCTCAAGCTTTCAAAGATGGTAACTATGACTTCATGTCTACTTACTTCGTACTCTTCAAAAGATCTCAGAACAAAGGCGCTACTCCAAAAATGCGCCCAGTAGAATGCCCATCAAAAGCTGAAGCCATTTACTCTAAATCAATCTCAGACCCACTTTTAAACGTTTTAAAAGAGATGCCTGAATTTTCTGGTTTTAAAGGTGGTGAAAACTTTTGGCAACAACTAGACGATGGATTGTTGGATTTTGATAACTGGATTTCTTCTGATTACACAAAATTTGACCTTACCATCCAAGAGCTTATCGATTTTGTAATCTTCATGCTCATCTTTATGTTCCCTTCTGAACGTGAAAACCTTCTAAGACTTGGTCAATTTTACAAGTATGGTGGGTTGATCACTCCTCAAGGTGTAATACAAAACAAAAAACATGGTCTCTTTTCTGGTTGTGGTTTGACTTCCGTTATAGGTACGCTTTGTAACGCTCTTTCTCATGAATACACTTTTCTTAAAATGTACAGTGATGATTGGCGAAATAAAGTTAAATACTTTGGGTACGGTGACGACACTTGCTTCTTTACTGATGAAGAATTCAACCCTGAGGTTTACTCTTCTATAATGAGTGAACTTGGTTTAATCTGTAATCCAGCTAAACAAGAAGTTACCTCTGGTTCTAAGGCTTATTTTTCATTCCTTGGATTTTATTACCATCGTGAGAAATATCTCAAGTATGGTTCTTGGGAATTAGTACCTACACAACCTTTGATGAGATTAGCCCCAAATTTACTTTGGACTGAATACAAAATGAATTTTGGATCAGTTGAAAAGATGATCAATGAGGCAAGAGACTTAGGTGTAGAAGATTCAATCATTGAAGATTTTACCTCTAATGTTAAAGAGAACTCAGAAAACATGGCTTTTATAGCTAAATTCTCATTAGTTGGTAATCATCTCTCTTGTCGTGAATTCCTTGAGTATATGGATGACCATATGTCAATAAAAATTGATTCACAAAGAGTTTTACCGTTCGATAATCTGATGCAGATCTTCCGAGCTAATCGTGTGTCAAGAAATCTAGGCTTAATTAAACAAGCTATGTTCCGATACATCTACGAGGAGCAAACTGGAAAAATCTTTACAGATTTACTAAAAGAGATTGGCAAAGAGGATTACATCCCTAGCCTTCAAAACAAATTGATCACTTCTTTGAGTGAAGTAGATCTAATGAAGGATGTCAATTTCAATCAAATTGAAAATTCAAAAGGAGAATTACCACCAATGCCTGAAAGACAAGATAATCCTAACGGGAAAGAATTTAACTTCCGCCCTAACGAGAACTTTAAATCACAAGATCCTATCATCGAAGATAGAAATTACGATCGAATATCCCAAGAGCTTCTTGAATTAGTTCATCAAAGCGTCTTCGTAGATTCTGTTTTCGTGCTGAAAGAAGGAATTCTAGATGACTTAATCACTCAATATCTTGAGGAGAAAGTATCTTCTTCTGAAGTAAGTAATCAACCCTTGCAGGAGGTAGGTCTTTAATCAATTCTGC